TCGTTGAGATCACCAAGCCAGACGGCGAGATCGAACGAGCGCTCCGCGAGTACGCAGACGCGAACGCCATGAATCTCGGCGTCTACTACCGCACTCCGACGAACCCGATGTGGCGGTTGACGACCGATCGCGGCGCGGCGAATCCTCTGCTCGATGACCTGCGAGTGGTCTATGGCTCTGGGCAAGATCTCCCATCGCAGTATTTGCGAGGTTCGCTTGCTGTGCGTCGCGCCTTCCTCGCCGGGTTGATCGATGGCGACGGATCGTCCGACGGAGTCGCCGTCGAGCTGACGTGGAAACATAAACGCTGGGCTCAGCAGTTGGTGTTCCTGGCGCGTTCCCTTGGATTCAGGGCTCGTATCAAGGAGAAGCGCGTGCAGCTCCCCGGGTGGGAAGTCGCTCGCTCATACTGGGGGGTCACTATGTCAGGTGACACCGCTCAGTTGCCGCTCCGCTTGGAGCGAAAGCACGCTCGGTGCGATCTCCGCACCGGATTCACGGTCGAACGGTGTGGTCTCGGCAAGTACGCCGGGTGGACTCTCGACGGTGATGGTCGGTTCTTGCTTGGTAACTTCGTCGTCACACATAACACCGAGATCGCCTCTGCGATCATCAAGGTGCTCATCGAGAAGCGCACCTTGTTCCTCGTCCACACCAAGCAGCTCCTCAACCAAGCGCGAGAGCGCATCGCTCTCCGTCTCAGTACGATCGAGGAACACATCGGCGTGATCGGCGACGGAAGGTTCGAACCGAAGCACATCACCGTAGCCACCGTGCAGAGCCTCACCCGAGCCACCGGGAAAGCTCAGAAGAAGATCATCGCGAAGTACCTCAAGACGATCGAGGTGCTCATCCTGGACGAGACACACCATGCGTCCGCGAAGTCGTTCTACCGACTCGTGCAACGCATCGACGCGCCGTGGCGCTTCGGCATGTCCGGCACGCCATTCGGTCTCGCGGACGGCAAAGGTTTGATGGTCGAGTCCGCGTTCGGCCCGGTGGTCGCGAAGGTCACCAACCAGGAGCTGATCGATCTCGGCGTCAACGCGAAGCCGACCATCGCCATGATCGAGGTCGACCGGCCGAAGATTCCGACCGATCTCGACTGGCAGAGCGTCTACAAGGAGGGCATCGTCCTCAACGCGCATCGCAACAAATTGATCGTGAAGCGCGCCATCAAGTTCGCCGCGAAGGAGTGGCCGACGCTCATCATCGTGCGCGAGTTGTGGCACGGCGACAACCTCGCCGAGATGCTTCGTCACGAAGAGGTCAAGCACGCGTTCGTCCACGGACAGATGCCGACGTCGGAGGTCGAGCGCCAGAAGGCTCGACTCACCGAAGGCAAGATCCACGTGCTCATCGCGTCACCGATCTTCGGCGAGGGTGTCGACATCCCGTCCGTGCGTGCGCTCATCATCGCCGACGGTGGTCAGTCGGCCGCCGCGGTGCTGCAGAAGATCGGTCGTGGTCTTCGCAGGAAAGCCGGTGACAATCGTCTCGACGTGATCGACTTCAGCGACCTCACGCACAAATGGCTCTCGCGTCACAGTCAAGAACGCATCGCACTTTACGAAGCAGAAGGTTTCCGCGTCATCTCGTAGAGATCGTCAAAATAATCGCCTGTGGATGGTCTGTGGATCGAATCGTTTTTGCCGACGACGATTTCTATCCACAGGCTCCTGTGAGAATGAACTGCGGGATCCTGGGTACCAAGCAACTTGACTCTCGTGACCTGCGTGCGTTACGGACACAGAGTGATTCCTGACCGTGCTTCGACGTCACATTCTAAGGAATCCAAGCGTGACAACATGGCGCACCGCCGACGTGAAGTAGCTGGAGAACTTTGCATCCTTTACCACGAGGCGATCCGCAGCGAGGTGGCGAACGCGACCAAGGCTAGCGCCAAACGCGTCATGCCATCGCGCAAGCTCGACGAGGTCGACAAGCCGACCCGCAAGGCCTTCTTCGCCGCCGCACGCTGCTGCATCGAGCTGGAAGCTGACCCACGTGAATACATCGTTGCGCAGTTCGGGATGTGGCGCGAGGCGAGCGCATTCTACAAGAAGCTCCTCTGGCCTATGCCAACGCACCTCGGAACGCTCGCCGCGCGTGTGCGGTTCCTCCAGCACAAGGCTCGTGAGGAGATCCGCGTCGACCGCGTCTGCGAGGTCGAGGATCAGGACGACAAGCGTCGTTGGTTCGTCGAGGAGCGTCAGCTCAAGAGCATCGCTCGCATGCAGCGCCGGGACCAGGTCGACGTGCTCACCGAACAACCCGAGGAGTTCTCGCGCGACTTCCTGAAGCACAAGGGTGTGTGGGATGTAGTCTGCGACCTGTGGGAAGAAAGGCAGCGGAGTTGATCGATCTCAACCACGAGATCGCGTGGAGACTCGGTCGCAAGCACTTCGACTACGTCGGTGCGATCCCGCCGCAGCCACGTGGCATGTTGATCGGCGAGGCGCCAGGACCGAACACGAACGCGAAGCTGCCTCTGTACCCGATGCCTAATAATTCGGCAGCTGGGCGCCTGTTGAAGTACGCCGACGTCGAGCCGGTCGAGTACATCGGCAAGCTCATCCGTACGAACCTGTGCGACGGCGCGTGGTCGGCGCGTCGCGCGGTCGCCGGGCGCACGCGCGCGACGACATGGCTCCTGAATCCAGACAACTTTCATGATGGTGAACCGTTGCGGGTGTTGCTGCTCGGCGTACGCGTCGCTCGCACGTGGGCGTGTCATGGACCATTCGGGATCACGACGATGATCTATCCACACGCCGGCGTCGAGCTGCGAGTCGCATGGATCCCACACCCATCTGGGCGGTGTCTCCTCTACAACGACCGCAGGAATCAGCTGCGCGCTCGTCGCGCCGTGCAGTGGGCGATCGGCGAGAGAACTGACCCATGAAGCAACGGTCACGGTCTCGATTCGATGCCGTCGGTGATGAGATTGTGTCCTCAGAGGACACGTCGATCACGCCATCATGGAAGGTCGATTATTCGAAAGACTTCGAGCGGAAGATGCTCCGCACGCTCTTCCAAGATTCTGACTTCTCGACCACGACCGGGACGCACCTCTCGCACCAGTACTTCTCGACGCCTGCCCTGCGATGGCTCGCGCAGAAACTCGTCGGTTACAACAAGGAGTTCGGTGTCGGCTGCAGCAAAGATGCACTGCAGATCGAGTTGGAACGCGACGTCAAGATCGGTCGACTCACGAAGTCGAACCGCGACGCCGCGAAGGCGCTCGTCGACACGATAGACGCGGTGGTCAAGGACCGGTCGTACGTCAAGGATGAGCTGTTCCGATTCATAAAGAACCAGACCGTCGACCGCGCGATCCGCGCGAGCATCGACCATCTCGACGCACAAGACTTCGACGCAGTAGATCGCGAGCTGCAGAAGGTCCTCGACGTGCGCACGTCGGCGGACGGTGGGCTCGGACACTTCTTCGTGCGTGATCGTCAGCTGCGTCGCGAGCGTCGCAAAGGCTACGCATACAACGGTGTACCGACCGGGTTGTTCGTCGACGAGAAGCTAAAGCCGAAGGGCATCCCTCCGAAGTCGCTCACCACGATCGTGGCTCCATCGGGCGTCGGCAAGTCCGGTGTGCTGATGTTCATGTGCAAGAGCGCCGTCGTCATCGGCGAGAGGAAGGCGCTCTACATCACCACGGAGCTGTCCGAGGAGGTCGTGTGCGATCGCTTAGACGCGTCGTTCACCGGCGTGTCGATCAACATGCTGGAGAAGGAGCGCAAGGACGTCAGCCTCAAGGTGCGCAGCCTCGGCAAGAAGTACGGCGAGTTCCTCGTGGTCAAGGAATTCCCGCCGGCGATGCTCTCGCCGAACGGCCTCCGCGCGTACATCCGCCAGCTGGAGAGCGTCGGCTTCTACCCGGATGCCATCTACGTCGACAGCGCCGACGACATGATTCCGGACAACCCGGGTCGCGAGCGCGACTCGTACGAGGACTACGGGCAGGTATGGCGCGGACTCCGCAAGCTCAGCTATGACGTCAACGCTCCGGTCGCCACAGCGAGTCAGACGCAGCGCGGGGCGCTCAACAAGGAGCACGTCGACTGGGACTCCATCGCCGACTCCGCCAAGAAGGTGATGGTCTCCGACCTCGTGATGATCCTCCAGCAGACGCGCGAGGAGCACAAGCAGAAGGTCGGTCGTTTCTACATCGGCAAGAATCGGTTTGGCTCGGCGAAGTCGGAGTGGAAGGCACGTTTGGATTGGGGTCGCATCGATATTCGAACGACCGGATGAACGCGATAAGCTGGCTCGGATCGGCATCAAGACCATTGGATAGGAGTTCGTAGGATGGCAACCAAATCTAAATCAACCAACGGGAACGGCGCCGGCGAACACGTGTCGCTGGCGCGTGCGGAATACAGCGCCTTCCTGGCTCGCGAGGAGAGTTACCAACAGTTGCTCGCGGACACCGAGAAGACCAAGAGCATCAACCGTGACCTGACCTCGACGTGCGACGTGCAGGCCAGGAACTTGACCACGCGTGACCTCCGCGTCGTCCACCTCGAACGTCTCGTCGCGCTGCAGCAGCAGTTCCTCGACATGATCCGAGACGGCACGAAGGTCGGTTCAGTCGCCGAACTGTCCGAGTTCTGGCGTCAGTGGCAGGTCAACGTCAACAAGCAGCTCGACGCGCGCAAGCTCACGCGTGAGGAGGTCGACAACTTCGAGCCCGACCTCTTCAGGACGTGGCGCAACTGGGTAAACGACGCGGGCAAGAAAGACCGCTCGCTCAACGAGGCCGGCACGCGAGCCGAACACGACGCGACGTTCTCTGGCACCGCGAAGGAGATGCAGGAGCACACGATCGTGCGTTTGCGTCAGGACAACGCCAAGCTCGCCAACCAGCTGCTCGTGCTCGAAGCCGAGATGGAACAGTTCAAGACCAAGCCGCAGGAGAAGCCATGAACGACAGACAACGCGCAGAAGTGACCAAAGAGTTGATCCGCGCGCAGGACGCGCTCCACAACGCTCACCGCATCGCGGCCTGCGCGAACGAACTGGACCTCGCCGCCGACCTTCGCAAACGTCGCGTCGCGCTCGGCGACGCGATCACGAGCGTCAACGGTGGCCCGGTCAAGGTCCGCGCTACCGAGCTGCTCGGGTCGTTCCGATGAACGACGACGCCGAGAGGTTCGCGCCGATCGACGCTAGACGAGTCGCGCGGATCAGCAATCGCTTCGGCGACAAGCGCCACGACATTAGCAGCAGGCGTTTCGTGCGGGTCGTTGGCCACGCCTCGTTGATCCTCGCGGCGTGCGGCTGTGGTCACAGGGTCGTCAAGGTCGGCGTCTGTCCGATCTGCGGCGGCGCGGAGCTGTCCGCCGAGGAGCGCACCTCGTAGATGATCGCCAACTTCAAAGCGATCGACCGAGCGTTCGACACCGAGCGCTACATCCTCTCCGTGCACCCGAACGCACCGCGCAGCGGCGGCAACTTCATCATCACGTGCCCGCACTGCGAGAAGGACAAGTTGTGGGTGCTCTACGTCGACCGCGAAGACGTCCGCGCGCCCGCGTGGCAGTGCTTCTCCGGTGAGTGCAGCGACAGAGGCCGCACGGCGTTGTCGCTGGTGCGTCGGATCGAGGACTGCGACACGTTCGCGGCGCTCCTCCTCATCCAGAAGTTCCAGAAGGGCAACGAGCCGATCATCGACCTGCGCAGGCTCGTCGAAGATCGTCTGATCGGCGACGTCGAGGTGTGGGACGACAAGCCGATCGTGCCGGTGCCGTTGCCGGACGAGTTCGTCAAGGTCGCGTTCGGCGCGAAGCGATCGGACCTGCCGTCGTATTTCACGAAGCGAGGCATCGGTCCGAAGAAGGCGCATCGGTGGGGTCTCGGGTGGTGCGACGACGGTTACTTCAAGAACCGTCTAGTGGTCCCTGTGACCAGCGGAGACGACGTCTCGTTCTTCGTCGCACGTTACATGAAGGAGAAGCCTCCGAAGGGTGTCAAGAAGACGCTCTACCCGAAGGGCGCCAAGCCGGGCCGTCACCTCTTCAACTATGATCGCGCGAAGACGTGCGAGCGCATCCGCATCGTCGAGGGTGTGCTCGACGCGATCCACATCGGCAAGTCTGCGGTTGCCACCTTCGGCACGTCGCTCTCCCAGTACCAACTGAGGTTGCTCATGCAGTCTGCGGCGAAGGAGATCACCATCATGTGGGATCTCGACGCCTACGACAAAGCGCTCATGCTCGCAGATCGACTCGCGGACCTCTGGACGGTGCGCGTGGTGAAGCTTCCCGACGCGCGAGACCCTGACGAGCATGACTTGAAGGACCTCGAAGCGATGGAGGACGCCGCGACAGCTCTCGACACCTCCGGCGCACGTCGTGCGTACGTGCTCAGTCGTCTTGAACGTGCCAGCTGACTTGTGCTGCTTGCGATCATGTAGTAGCTTTGCGGCCTACTTTTTGTTGACAACGTCACCGTAAACGACGTATCATCAACGCCGAGGACCAAGAGCAGATGACAGACGAGAGCAACTATCGCGAGGTGACCGAACAGTGCGTCACCGGTTTGCCTACGCGCGCCGCTGCGGAATCGCTTCGCGACCTCACCCAGCGCGGGCTCAAGCAACGAAACCAAGACGACGACTACATCATTCGGATCAACGAACGCGATGGAGTCTTCGACATGATCGTCATGACGCGAGTCAACTAGGAGCCCACGTGAAGAAGCCGAAGAAGAAATCGACCAAGAAACCGAAGGCCGTCCTGAAGAAGGTGGCGAAACCGACCAAGAAGCCGGCGGCCAAGCCGCCCGAGGAGACCATGGATCGCACGTCACTCAAGTCCATCGTGTCCCAGCTCAAGGACATGGGCTCTGACATCAAGGCGCTCAAGAGCGACACCGATGAGCTTCTCCAGAAGAAGGTCAACGAGGCGTTGCAGAAGCTCCCAGCGCCGGATCTGCTCAAGAAGCTGGAGACCATCGTCCCAGAGAAGCTCGTGTCGGTCCTCAAGCGAGACTGCATCGGGCTCTTCATCGACCTCTCCGACGTCTCGTGTGTGCGTTGTCCTGACGCAGGTCTGTGCGCGCGCACCTTCATCAACAACCTGAAGAGCGGTCTCAAGGGCGTCGACGCTGCGTTGCCGTCGACCGAGGTCGTCGAGAAGAAGGCCGCGAAGACGTCCATCACGCCGGTGTCACGCTACGAGGCCAAGCGTCTCGTGTTCGTACGCGACCAACCGAACCCCAACCCGAATGGTGATCCCTACCACGACACGTTCCAGGCGGTGCTCGACGAGCAGCCGGACACGCTGTCAGACCTTCGTGAGATCGTCGAGCGTGACTTCGAGATCGAGAACGACGGTGACTTCATGAAGTTCGTGACCACGATGCGCGACCCGAAGGAAGGCATCATCAAGCTCGACGTCGACCTATCGGAGAAGAACAAGAAGGACCTGCGCGAGTCAGGTGTTGAAGTCTAGGCAAGGCACGCTCGCCGAGTGGGCCGAGATCATTTTGGGTAGAACAACCAAGGAGACAGAGCAGATGGGTACGAAGAATTTGTTTGTAGTGACGATGCCGGCGACCGTGACCGTGGTGGCCGAGGGTTCAGACGCCGACGAGGCGACTGCGGCGGCGATCAAGACGACCAAGGCCGTGCTCGGTCAATCGCTCGGCGTCCTCAGCGTCGTCGGCGACGCGAAGGTCACCGCCATCACCGTCGGCAAGTCGGACAAGGCGAAAGCCAAGGTCAAAGACGACGACGATGAAGAGGAGACCGACGAAGAGGAGGAAGAAGAAGAGGAGGAGGAAGAGGAACCTGCTCCCAAGAAGAAGTCCAAAGCCAAGGACGACGACGAAGAGGAAGAGGACGAAGAGGAGGAGGAAGAAGAGGAAGAAGAGGAGAAGCCTGCTCCCAAGAAGAAGGCCAAGGACGACGGCGGCGGCAAGAAGAAGATCAAAATCAAGCTCAAAGGATAGATAGAGAACAACTAGAGCTAGATGTTGGACGCGAGCGCGGTGGTGTCTGATCACCGCGTTCGATCGAGCACCTAGGAACCGAATGGCTGACAGACCACCCACCATCTTCGCCGAGACTCCGAAGCAAGCTCGTAGCCTGATGGACGAGTTATTCAAGGAAGCTTACAAGCCAGGCAAGATCACCGGCGTCGACACGGAGTTCGTGCCGATCTCGAACGAGCCCGTGCTGATGTCATATTCGTGGGGCAAGGGCATTCGGCGCGTCGTGCGCGCGGAGCTGGTGAAGGAGTTCTTCGGGGACTGGCTCGTCGACGACCAGACCAAGCTCGCCTACCAGAACTACAAGGCCGACGTCGAGACCTTCGAGTACCTCGGCATCTCCCACAAGGAGCTGGTCGCGAGCTTCTACATCGACGTCATGGTCGCCGGCGTGCTGCGAGACGAGACGCTCGTGAAACATGGCCTCAAGGCGCAGATGTTCCACTGGTTGAGGTGGTACAGGCGCGAGTACGGTCAGACGTTCGTCTACGTCCCGGTCGGCAAGAAGAAGGCGATCGTCATGGATCCTCGGCAGGTCATGGACAACCTGCCGCCGGACGCGCTGCTCAACGCCGTGCTCAAGTGGGGTGGTGCGAAGGGCATCCACAAGACCGGACCGCGCGACGCCGACGCGTGGAAGTGGGCGATGCTCGACTACGCGGGCGTAGACGCCGAGGGCACGCAACGTCTCGCGGTCGACCACCGTTCCTACCTGAAGAAGACCGGATATTGGGACAGCTACGTCAGCGTCGATCTGCCATTCACGACGACCCTCATGCAGTGCCAGGCGAGCGGCGCGTTCATCGATCAGCCGACGCTTCGCAAGATCCTCCGCAAGCAGGAGATCCGGATCCTGCGGGCCGAGCACTGCTTCCGCGCCGCGGCTGGCAACCCGAAGCTCAACCTGCGGTCAGGTCCACAGATGAAGAAACTCTTGTTCGGAGAGTGGGAGTGGCCCGCGCACCCGACCAACAAGAGCGAGAAGACCGGCGAGCCGTCGATGGACAAGGAGGTCCTGCAGTGGTGGCTCAAGAAGCACAAGCTGGAGATGGCTGAGGTGAAGCTCGCGTTCAACAACGCGAGCACGATGAAAGGGACCTTCCTCGAAGGCATCTTGCTCGGGATGAGCGACGACGGGCGCCTGCGTTCAGATCTCAACCAGATCGGTGGCAAGACAAGTGGTCGAATCAGCTCACGCAAGTTCGACGTGCTGGTGGAGACGCATCGGACGCTCAAGAACGGCGACGTCAAGACGATCATCTCCAAGGAGAAGGCTGGCGCCAACGTCCAGAACATCCCTGCTCGACACGAGAAGGACCCGGACGGGATCCGTCGCGCGTTCCGCGCTCCGAGGATCGGCGAGACCACAGCATGGGGAGAGCCTGCGACCGAGAAGCACAAGCTGATCGTTTGCGTCGTTCCTGAGACGAGGGTTCTCAAGGCGGACATGACATGGGTCGCCGCTGGCGACATCATGCCTGGAGACAAGCTGGTTGGGTTTGATGAAGATCTTGCGGTCAAGACGAAGTTGAACAGCCACGGTAAGCCTTACAAGATCCGTGCAGGGCAAGGAGCGAAGCTGAGGGAGTCGATCGTGCAGAGCGTTCGACTCCTCAAGAAGGATTGTTTTCGAGTCGTCACCGATCGAGGAACGGTGACTTCAAGCGACGAGCACATGTGGGTCGCGAAGAAGCGGAGTTCCCGCTACAGCAACCTGCGCGAATGGATCCGTACCGACGACCTCGAACCAGGAGATGAGATCACGTTCTTGTGTTCTCCGTGGGACGTCGACACGTCGTACTCCGGTGGTTACCTGGCCGGCGTATTCGACGGTGAAGGTTGGGTGCATCGCGGCAGTGTCTGCTTCGGACAGAACAAGGGTCCTACGCTCGACATGGTCAAGACGCTGCTCACGCATTGTGGATTCGACTACGTCGAACGTCCGCAGAACAAGAAGCGTCCGAAGATGCGGCAGTTAGAGCTACGAGGAAACCGGGCAGCGATGCGTTTCCTCGGTTCGATTCGACCGAAGAGATTGCTCAACACCTACATGAAAGATCGTTGGCAAGGCACTTCGACGTGGGGCAACGGCATGTCCGTCGCTCGTGTTCTAAAAGTTGAACGCGTGCACGATGCTGCGGGTGGGCACAGCCGCGACGTCGTAGCGATCAAGACGTCGACGAAGACCTTCATCGCAGAAGGAATGCTGAGTCATAATTGCGATTACAGTGGCTTCCACCTCGTGCTCGTCGCCAACTTCATCGCGAAGCTGCCGGGCAAGCCAAAGTCCGCGATGGTCGACGTGATGAAGAAGTACGGCACGCCGAGCGCCGTGCACGTCTACACCACGATCCAGATGTTCAAGCATGCCGAGGCACATCGGTGCGACTCGTCGTCGCCGTGGTGCAAGGTCGTCGACAAGAAGACGAACAAGATCACCGCCGACTGGAAGAAGTTCCACGCGCCTGGCAAGTCGTACTCGCTCAAGGAGTTCACGATGGACGACTGGGGAATGGTCAAGCCGATCTTCCCCGACCAGTACACGTACTCGAAGAACACCAACTTCGCGCTCATCTTCCTCGGCTCGCCGTGGACGCTCGCCTACAACACTGGCCGCGATCCCGAAGACGAGGATCAGCTCAACGAGTGCAAGCGTCACTTCGACGACTGGTACGAGCTTTACCCGGAGATCCCCGAGTACCAGAACTTCATGATCGACCACGGCTACGAGCACGGCTGGGTCCCGAAGATCGGCGGCGGACGCGGTCACGTCCGCAAGATGCTCGAAGGCTGCGACAAGAACGGCAACTACATCCACGACGAAGAGAAGCGCAAGAAGATGCGCAAGCACGGCGAGCGCGTGTGCACGAACACGCCGGCACAAGGCAGCGAGGCGGCGATCGTCAAGATGGCGATGAACCTGATCCGCATGGACAAGGAGATGATCGAGCTGCGCTCTGCACCGCTGTTCCCGGTCCACGACGAGGTCGTGTGCGAGGCGCCGGAACGCACGAGCGCGCTGGCACTAGAGCGACAGGTCTACTTGATGAAGCAACCGTACAAGGACGAGCTGGAGATCGCGCTCGCCGTAGAAGGCGCCATCGGCGACGATTGGATTTCCGCCAAGCCGTAGAGGAAGTGTGGTAGATGCATCAAACGAGGAGCAAGAGCAGATGAACGACGAAGAGATGGTCCTGAAGTTCGCGGACACCATCATCACGCAGATGAGGACGCTCGGCGTGGAGTTCCACGACGACGTCGGCGAGCGCATCCCGCGAGACTCTGCACAGGAGTATAGAATCCTCAATCATCTCGCACGTCACTGCGCGCAGGTCACGGTCAGCAAGATCGATTGTCAGACCGCTGTGCGAGAGTCCGCGACATGAACGCTGCGACCTGGTTATCGGCGACGTTGTCCCTCAAAGGGATCAGCGAGAGCAGATCATCATGACGTTTTGGAAAAATCGTGAAGTTGGATCAATACGCGCAATTCACCCGGCGACCGGCAAGATCATCGAGGTCTTCCCGCAGAAGGACGCCCGTATCGGCAGCGACCTCGATCAGGAGCTGCGCCGTCTGCCCGGCGTGATGAGCTGGTGGCTGGCGCTGCGCGACCGCGCCGAGATGCACCTGCGCGACGCGAAGCACGAGGAGCACAACGCGTCCGAAGACCTCTACGAGGAACAGCGGACGAAGAGCCCTAAGGCCACCGAGACCGCCATCAAGATGGCCGTTAAGGTCCAACCTCGGATGCGCAAGGCGTTCCGCGCTCGCATGGACGCGCAGTACATGTATCAACAACTCAAGAGCCAGGTCGACGCCATCGCGGAGAAGCGGTGGTCTCTGCTCGGCCTGACGAAAACGGCGCTCATGGAGCGAGGCACCAAAGACAGCATCAGTTGATCGACGAGCCGAGTTGGCCTGACGATCTTGAACAACCCTGAACAGGAGCTACAGATGGCGAAGATGGATAAGACGAGCAAGAAGCGACGCACTGACGACGGCGGAGAAGACCTCGACGAGATGCGCGAGGCGTTCAAGCACCACAAGGAGCGTTCCAAGGGCGGCGGTGGTGGTGACAGTTCTTGGGACAAGCTCGGCGACGGCAAGAACATGCGTCGCGTGTTGCCGCGCCCCGGCGAGAAGAAGTTCTACACGGAGGGCTGGACGCACTTCAACGTCGGCCCGAACAAGCGCGCCGTGCGCTGCATCGACGAGGCGCACATCAACGCCGACAAGGGGCTCCCCGAGTCGACCACGAAGTGTCCGCTGTGCAAGAAGTTCCTGCGCGAGCAGAGCCGCATCAACAGCGAGTATCAGAAGGGTGACAAGGACGGCCACGCCGAGTGGAAGGCGGCCAAGGACAAGTACGTCCCGCGGCACCAGTTCTACGCGAACGTCCTGGCCGAGGGCGACGACGACGACGTCGAGGTCCGCATCCTCGCGTTCGGTTCTCAGATCTGGGGCGCGCTGCTGAACTACTACCTCGGCGACGACACGTCGATCGGTGACTTCACCGACCCTGAGAGCGGCCGGTGGATGAACCTCAAGAAGGTCAACAAGGGCGGGCGCGACAAGCGCAACGTCGGCTACGAGGTGTATCCGGCGAGCGAACAGACCGACATCTCCGACGCGTGGGACGACATCAAGGAGGCGCTCCATGACCTCGATGCCGCCACCGGCAAGCTCATGTCGAAGGACGAGGTCATCGCGATCATGAAGGGCATCGACCTCGACAAGGGCTCCGACGACGGAGACGACGATGACGACGACTCGGATGACAGCAGCAGTCGTCGTAAGGTCAGCAAGAAGCGTCGCGACGAGGACGAAGAAGAGGAAGATGACGGCGAAGACGCCGGCGACGACGATGACGAGCCGGTGAAGAAGTCCAAGTTGTCCGTCTCGATGAAGAAGAAGCGTCGCGACGACTGAGTCTCGTGTGCGAGCGTGGCTACGGGGTTTTTCATGGTACGTGCCGCCTAACCTCGGATCCCTGAAGCAGCTATTCGGTCAGTCGGCTGTAAAGAGCACGGCTGTGGAGCACGGGCCGACTGTAGACCGCTAAGTAGCTGTGCCACGCTCGCCCACCTTTTTCGTGACAGGAGAACAACGATGCCGAAGAAGAATAAGAAGGCGGAATGCGACTGCGACTGGTGTCGTGGTCGTGACTTCGTACGTGGTCCTGATTGCACGAATCCTAAACCTCGCGCACGAGAGGAAGAGATCCGTGCGATGCGCAAGGCGCACAGCACCGGCGCGAAGAAGCAACCCGAGCCTCCGAAGGTCGACAAGGCGAAGGACAAGAAGCTCGCGGCGTTGTTCGAGAAGCTCAGCAAGAAGTACAAGGGCGAGGTCGTGACCACGATCGCCAGCGGACACCGTTCGGCGAACATCAGCGCGATGCCGAGCGGATGGCCAGTCATGGACGATCTCGTCACCGGCGAGACCGACGCTGACGCTCGCACGATCATCGGATCAGGGCTCGGTTGGCCACGAGGTCGCATCATCGAGATCTTCGGAGAAGAGAGCGTCGGTAAGACCAGCCTCGCGCTCCAGATCGTCGCGGCGTTCCAAGCCGCCGGCGAGACCGCGGCGTACGTCGACGCGGAGCACGCGCTCGAAGTCGACTACGCGAAGAAGCTCGGCGTCAACCTGGAGACGTTGAAGCTCGTGCAGCCCGACGACGGCGGCGAGCGCGCCATGTCGGTCGTCAACTCGCTCGCCGAGAGCGGGCTGTTCGGCGTCATCGTGGTCGACTCGGTGTCCGCCCTCGTCCCGCAGTCAGAGATGGAGGCCGACTTCGAGGACAACGTCCAACCTGCGCGTCAGGCGGTGCTGATGTCGCGTGCGCTGCGCAAGCTCACCGGCGTCGTCCAGAAGAACAACGTGCTGCTCGTCTTCATCAACCAGATCCGGATCAAGATCGGCGTCCGGTTCGGCAACCCGAAGACGACGTCCGGCGGTCAGGCGCTCCGGTTCTACGCGAGCGTCCGCTTCGAGCTGACCAACATGAAGACCCAACGCAAGGGCGACCGCGTGACCGGTCGTCGCATCCGCGTGCGCACGGTGAAGAACAAGGTGGCTCCGCCGTTCCGCGACGTCTATGCTGATTTAGAACCAAATCATGGGTTCCGTAGGATATATGGGGATCCGGACTTCTCACATGGAGCTGACGACGACTAAACCAATCCTGACGGTGTGCATCGTTTGTTTAGTTCCAACCATTCTAAGGACGAAGAACGAACGTCGATGGTTTCATCGTGGACGACCATACTGCTCGACTAAGTGTCGCGACCGGTACATCGCTGAGCACACTGGAGGTCGACCGACTGAATTGATGGAGATGCGGTTCTGGAAACGCGTCGACAAGAATGGTCCGAAGCAACCGCACATGAAGACGCGGTGCTGGGAGTGGGTCGGGTGCTTGACGAGCGGGTATGGGAAAATGAAAGACAGCGATGGAGTCGCAAAACAAACAACGCATGTCTCGTGGTTTCTCCGGTATGGAAGATGGCCAGATCAGTTCGTGCTGCACAAATGTGATCATCCGTCCTGCGTCCGCCCGTCGCACCTCAAGCTCGGAACTCAGAAACAAAACATCGCGGACATGTGGAGCAGAGGTCGCGGAAAGGCTCCGTGGCATCAGATGACTGAGAAGGTGATCAGAGTCATGAAGAAATACAACGTATCGAAAGACGTCATTGATGCTGTCGTAGCTGATCTTGGCGCTCGCGCTAGAGAGCGACTTCTGAGGCGCCGATGACTGAGATCCTCTGTTACCTGCTCTCCGCGCTCGTGCTGTGTCTCGCGTTCTTCACGAGACCGACGCATGCCGCGTGCCCGCATGGTTGGTGGATGCCTGAGGGTGTTCGTCGCACCGGCGAGTTCGTGTGTCGTCCGGTGCCGGTCGGCGACGACGTGCGGACACCTCGCGGGATCCTCGTCGACCACAGCGTGCAACCTGACGGTCACGTCTACCTGCGCGTGTATTGTCAACCAAACGCGATCCCCACGATCGTCGACACCACCGTGTTCTGCACGAGGGAGAACTAGATGCGTCATCTCACAGTCACGGACAGCGACATGATCGAGTCGATCGGCTTCGACGTCAGCACGTACAAGGGCACCTCGTCGTTCGGCTCTCTGGAGGTCGTGTTCAAAGCGTCGCCCGACACCGTCTACCGGTACGAGAACGTCCCGGGCACGTCCTTCGTCGCGTTGGCTTCGGCCGCGTGCGTAGGCAGCATCGGCAAGCAGTTCGCCGATTCGTTCAAGAAGACCAAGTTTCCGTTCACGAAGAGCCAACGGGCACCCACACTCAAGAAGTAGAAGAGGACCAAGACCATGAGAATCTACGTCGCCCACAGGACCGACACCGACGAGGTCGAGCACCTCGCGGAGGGCTCGTTCACCAAGCTCAAATCCAAGATGAAGGCGTGCGGCTCCGGCGCGGAGTTCACCGTCGTCGAGCACAACTTCAAGCCCAACCTGACCAACGTGTGCCAGGCGATCGTCGACGTCACCGAGCTGGACGCCGAGGAGTCGTGGGATTTCCGCGTCAACGATCAAGGACAATTGCGAGAGGTGAAGCCATGAAGAAGAACAAGTTCCCGAAGAAGCTGCTAGTCGTCATCGAAGAAGACACCGATGACGCGTACCTGATACCTCACGAGAGGGCGGAGGACATCAGCGAGTCGTTCGCCGACAAGCCTGTCGCAGTGTACGAGCTGATCACGATCGGCAAGTTCACAGTCGATAAGCATCTCGACGCCGCGAAGTTCGATTCACCGAAGAAAGCCAAGAGCATCATCGACGTCACGAACATGCGCCACAACGACATGATCGACTTGGTGCAGAAGCTTCGTCTGAAGCTCTACACGAAGGGCATGAGCACGAAGAAGCTGCGAGAGCACCTCAGCGATTACATCAAGGAGAACGGGATCACCATTCGACATCTTGTCGATCTCGGCGAGCGAGGGTAGCTGTTGACGTTGTCACCATAAACTGTTAGTCTCTGCGCCGAGGACCAAGACAGATGCGGATAGCAATTTTTTCTGACGCTCATATCCATGACTGGCAGGAGTTCTCGATCGAACGGTCTAGGCTCCACCACGGAGTGAGCGTGCTGCGTCAGGTGCGCGAGTACAGCCTCAAGCACAAGGTCGAAGCGGTCCTCTTCGGAGGCGACCTCTTTCACAAACGCGGCGTGCTCTACACGCTTCCGTACAACCTCGTGGTCGCGGAGCTGGCGGAGTGGCGTAGGTTCCATCTGCCGCTCTACGCGAACGTCGGCAACCACGATGCGGCCGACCGTCTCGCGAAGGTCCACGCGCTCTCCGCGCTGGAGAGCGCCGGGCTGCTCAGGACCATCGATCACACCGGGTGGGCGAACTGGATCATCAGCTCTGACAAGGTCGGCGGCGACGGCGTCTCGGTCACCGCGGTCGCCTACTGCTCCGAAGCCGACGAGCTGCGCCGCCGCACGGACGCTGCTCTAGAAGACCGCCGTGAGCGTCGGCGAGACGCAGATTACCCGACCGTCGGCCTGTTCCACCACGGCTTCCGCGGAGCGCGTGTAGGAACGTCGCTGGAGTACGTGGTCAAGGAGGACGCGGACGCCGACGCCTACGCGTCCGAGTTCATGGCGATGTTCTCCGGGCACTACCACGCCCACCAGGAGATCGGGTCCCAAGGCAACGCATGGTACGTGGGTTCTCCAATGGAGTTCGTGCGCGGCGAGACCTCCCCGAAGGGCTTCCTGGTGCTCGACACGGAGAAGGCCGAGATCGAACAGGTCGACCTCGACCTGCCGCGGTTCGTGAAGCTCACCGGCGCCGAGATGGGCGACAAGGACTTCGACGTCGCGAAGCACGTGCGAGGCAACTACGTCGACGTCGTGTTCGACGAGCTGTCGATGCCGTGGGAGAAGCTGGAGTCCACCCTCCACAAGATCGGAGCCCTGGGTCTCCGCGCGTGCCCGACGCGGTCGGACAAGCTGCCGAAGTCGTCTCGCCTGCAGGTCGATCCCGCCTCTGGAGATCGCGCGCTGTTGGAGGCTTACATGGACCACGTCAACGTCGACCCGAGCGAACGCGCGGACCTCCTCCGCGTCGGTCTCGAACTGATCGAGGAAGCAACCAAATGATCGTCGTTTTGACTCTCCGCGAAATCATCGGGATGATCTTGATAGCGTTGGCCGGTGTCGGTCTCTGCATTTCGTGGTTGATAACTGAGCGAAGGGCTCGGCGGGCACGCCGAGAGAAGAACAAGTCCAAATGAGATCGCACGGCTCAGGAAGTGCGCGGTGGCTAACGCACGCGACACCGCGTGACGACGTCCAGAGCGCCGAGAATTTCGTCGGCGACTCGATCAAAAGAGCGGCGGCACGTTGACGGCTACGATCTTCACTGCTCGCGTGGAGCAAGAGTGGGAACTGAACACCGTGTATGAAGCGAAGAGGACAAAGTAATGGGTTTCAAGAGCGTTCGATTGTTGAACGAAGCCATCCATAAAGAGATGGACGCGATGCGCAAGTTGCTGATGAAGGCCGCGGTTCCGGGACCTATCACCGACGACGGACAGAACACCATCGAGACCCTCAACGTCTTGCGTGGCTTGTTCGACGAGATGGCGGCGTTCGCCGACCGACCCACGATCGCCGAGGTCCACAACCAGTCGGCGAGCGACTACGTGGCGACGATGAAGCCGCTGGTCCGTCGCTACCATCAGCAGCTCATGACCGTCGACCTGCTCGCACCTGCGCTGTGCGAGGACCTAAAGGCGACCGGCTGCGTGCTGATCCTCATCGGCGAGGGCAACACGCTCGTCCGTACGGCGCACGACCCGAGCCACCCCGAGGTCGAGCTGGCGATGGAGATGATGCTCGCCGCGATCGACACCGGCACCCGACAGACGCTCGAAGAAGGTGCGACACAGGTCGAGAGCGACCTCAACCTTCCGCCGTTGAACGAAGACGAGCAAGTCAACTCCGGCATCCCAGAAGACCGCAACGCCCGGATGGCTTGCCTGAAGCAGGCCGAGGAGGTCGGGTGGGACACGCCTGAAGGTGAGGCGCTCCGCGAGCGCGCGAAGTCCTTCGCCGACGACGAGGAGCTGACGTGAGCAGCGTCGGCGAGGAACTGCCGAAGGAGATCACGCGCGTCCGCGACGAGTTGATCCCGGCGTACCTTGAGTGCGGCGTCGGCGGGATGCCGGCGGTGATCCTGATGCGCGCCGACCTCGACGAGGCCAGCAAGGCGATGATCGAGGGCGACGTCGTCGCGATGGTCCTCGTCTACCAGAAGCTCAAGGACTGGAAGCTGTGACGCTCGAAGAAGCGGTCGAATCGGTCGAGGACGCGAAGCTCAAGGCGCACGCCGCCGCGCGCAAGCTCCTACCTGGGATGGCCGGGCAGACCAGCACGATCGTCAACGCTGCACGTCTCCACGTGATCGAGATGTTGTTGGCCAACCTGATGGCAGAGAATTCCCAGCTGCCGGAGACGATCGAAGTCAGAACCGCATTGGAGCTGCGCGACTATTGGGAATGCGTGGCCGAGGAGATCGCCAAGTGAAGAACAAGCTCTACGACACGGTCAAGACCGGTGACCTACGCACGGTCGTCGCTCACCTCAACAAAGGCGAGCAGATCATAACCACCGACGGGATGATCGTCATCAAGGCCAACGTCAAGCTGAAGGCTATCGAGGAGTTTCGCGGGCGAGACTGGGTGCTCAAGAGATACGACCTCACGAGCATGGTCGAGGTCGAAGAGGCTCGCGACGACCGACCACCGCCGACCGAGATGCCGATCCCTCGCGACAACTTCGACGGCGACATCCCCGAGGCGCGAGTCGTATCGTTGTGGGAGCGCGTCTTCGGATCGCGATGGTGAAGACGCCATACCAACAGGCAGCCATGATCACGGACTCCTACCTCGATCACAAATTAGGTCACTCATATGGAGAAGAAGAGATGCTCGACAACACCGTTCTGAAATCGATCCTCGACAAGTTCGCGCCCGGTGTGGACGTCGCCGGCGACGGCGTCTACGGGATCAAGTGGCTGAGCACGACCACCTTCTATCGCCACACCGAGGAGTACGTCATGGTGGAGCAACGCCTCGCCTACAAGTTTGCCCTGGAACAAGCATTCCCCGGCAAGAAAGGCGTGATGTGATCACCGCCAAAGACTACGTCGCGATGCGCGAAGGACTCCGCGACGTCTTCATCGAACAACGCATCGACGAAGCGATTTCAAATCACGGCGTCTTCAAGATTGGAGCCGATGGTGCCGTGACGATCGCGACGCGGTTGTTCCCGAGCGCGAACAACGCGGACCTCGAACGCGTGCTCGCCCGGTACCGCGCTCACGGGTGGGATTGCGAGATCGTCGACGACAGTCGCGACGGTAATTTCATCCGCTTGATGGTGCGGTCGTGAACAACGACGTGTTCAAGACCTTCATCACGCCGTTCGTCGACGATATGATCGAGCAGGCTGGTGGGTTCGAGGTCGTGCGCGACAACTACAAGCGGTTGCCCGACGCGATCTCTCACTTCATCGCTGGCGGAGTGTTCGGTCTTGTTCGGCAGGCTTCAGTCCCGATGCTATGGCGAGATAAGTTCATTCCCAAAGGCGCCATTATTCTCAACCAAGAGGAGATCCGTCGCGTGCTCGACCTCATCCGCCTGATGTTTGAGACTGAGAGCACGACGTCGTGAGCGACACCAACCGGTCTGAACGCGCGCGCATGCACGCCGGTTTGTCCGTCGGGCAGGCGGCGAAGTTCCTCAAGATGGACCGCGACGACCTGATCAGGTCCGAGAAAGCGGAGACGCTCGACGACGACCTCGTGCCGAAGCTTTGCGACGTCTACTACGTGTGGTCGGAGTGGATCAAGGGCGAGGTCCCGCAACATGACTACGAGTCGATCGACAAGATGGTCGTCTGCTCACGCAACGTCGACGTCGGCGAGCCGCTCACGTCGCACGACCGCGACATCCTCGCGGAGTTCGCCGCGTCGATGCCTCACAACACCAAGACGTCGGAGAAGAAGTGACGCAACGCGGAACCACCAACCGGAACGAACGTGGCAGCACGTGCAATCGTCGAGCATGCTGGAAGTGGCTAGTGAACAGGTTCCAGGCCGACGTCTACATCGGTCCAGCCGTCCCAACATGCAGGTGCTACCGCTGCGGTGCGTTGCTGACTGACGCGACCGTCACGGTCGATCGCATCATCCCCGGGTGCGAAGGCGGCACCTACCGCAGGAACAACATCCGCCCGTCCTGCATGGATTGCGCTTCAGCTACAGGTGCCTTCATGGGTCATGAGCGTCGCGCGAGGTCTAAATGAGGATCACGTCGATGAACGTCAAGAACTTCCTCTCGTTCAGCGAGGCGGTGTTCGACTTCGAGAACCAAGGGCTCGTGCTCGTCGAGGGCGACAACCGCGACGACGAGTCCGCCAAAAGCAACGGCTCTGGCAAGAGCGCGATGATCGACGCGCTCGTGTGGTGCCTGTTCGGTACCACGCTGCGCGGCTACGAGAACGACGAGGTCGTCAACCGCAAGGTCGGCGAGGACTGCCTGGTGTCCGTGGTGATCGAGGTCAACGAGACGTTCGTCATCCAGCGCGCACGCAAGCACTCGAAGCTGAAGAACTCGCTCCGCGTGACCGATGCCGACGGAGACATCAGCGGGCCGAGCAACGCCGAGACGCAAGAGGTCGTGGAGAAGCTCATCGGCTGCACGCTGCACACGTTCCTGTCGAGCGTCGTGTTCGGCCAAGACAGCGCCTACCGCTTCAGCTCGCTCACCGACAAGGCTCAGAAGGAGATCCTCGACGAGGTGCTCGGCGTTGAGCGATTCTCCGCCGCGTGCGACGCAGCTCGTGCGCAGGCCGCCGTCGTGGGCGCTCGGCTCGCGGTCGTCAACCGCGACCTGGAGAAGGCCAACGAGGCGCACGACGTCGCGGAGTCCGAAGAAGCCGACCTCCAAGAGAAGAACGAGCGTTACGCAGCGGAACACGTCGAGAAATTCGCGGAGGAGAAACGTAAGCTCAAGGTCGCGAAGGACTGGATCAAGAAGAACGCCAAGAGCGAAGACCTCGACAAGCTCAAGACGGCGTTCGACAAGATCGTCAAGAACGTGACGACGCTGGAATCAGCGGTCGACATCTGCAGGTTGGCGTCCCGAGAGGCGGTCGCCATGCACACGAGCGCCAAGATGAAGGTCGACGAGCTGCGCGCCCACGTGAAGCGTCACGACGCACTCACCGGAGACTGTCCGACCTGCGGACAGAACATCGACGACATGCAACGCGACCGCGTGGTGGGCGACTTCAAGAAGAAGCTCAAGCCCGCCGAAGCAGCGCTCGCCAAGGTCAACGTCGCGGTCGCCGAGATCGAGCAGCAGCTCGCCGACGCCGAACGCAAGGTCAAGGACGAACGCAAGGCGGCCACCATCGCTCAGGTCGCGATCAACGAGCACAACATCGAGGCCGCCAACTTGGTCTCCTGGAAGCGCAGGGTCGCCGACCACGAGCAGCGGATCGCGGAGCTGGCGGATGAGACCAACCCGTATTCCGCTCTCGTCAAGAAGGCCGCAGCTCGCCGCGCCAAGCACGAGGCCGAGGTCAACATCCTGGCCAAGGAGGTCGAGGCTCAAGAAGCCGTCCTGAAGCTCGCGGATTTCTGGGTGAAGGCGTTCGGGGCTCGTGGCCTGCGCTCGCTCCTGCTCGACAGCTCGCTGCCATTGCTCAACGAAGAGGCCGGCAGGATCTCGCGTGCGGTCACCGGTGGAGCCATCTCCATCGAGTTCAGTGCGGAGTCCGAGCTGAAGTCCGGCAAGACGATCGATCGCTTCGAGGTCCGCGTCGACAACAAGCACGGCGCCGCGAGCTACCTCGGCAACAGCGCCGGCGAGAAGGCCAAGGTCGACCTGTGCGTCGGTCTCGCGCTCCAGCGTCTCGTAGCGTCGCGCAGCTCGGCGTCGTTCAACGTCTGTTTCTTCGACGAGGTCTTCGATCACCTCGACGCCGCCGCGCACGAGCGCGTGGTCGAGGTGCTGTCCGAGGTCGACAAGGAATCGGTGTTCGTCGTCTCGCACAACGAAGACCTCCGCGCGTGGTTCCCGAACACGCTGACGATCGTTAAGCGGAAAGGTTTCTCGACGGTGGAACCATGAAGGACCATAAAAAGATCATCGTGACTGTCGCTGGCTGCGTTGGCACCGGCAAGTCAACCATCATCAAAGTGATCACAGACGCTCTAGCCGCTGCAGGGCTCGTCTTCAAATCGATGGATTTTAAGAGCGACGACGGATTCCACGAGAAGAGGTTGGACGCCATGACTCGTCACGGGATCCACATCACCGTGAAGGCTAAGCAACGTCGGAGAGTCCTCAAGTGAAGGCGCCGTCGGTGTTCATCGTCGTCCAGACCAACGGCGACGGCTACGGTCACAACAGCATCACATACCTGGAGTGGTACTTCGACGAGGACGAAGCGAAGGCACGCGAGAAGCACTTCAGAGAAGTGACCACAACGCCAGGATTCTGGTTCGACGTCGAGGAGGTCCCAGCTCCTGACCCGATACCGAAGAGGAGGTCGTGGTGAGAGACACGTCGACCGAAGCATTGATCTCGATCTCGCACATCCGCGGCGCCCTCAAGAAGACGGTGTTCGAGAAGATCAGGACGATGTCTGCGTGGGGCTCCACGTGCGATGAACTCGAAGAGGTTCTCGACTTGTCGCACCAGACGTTGAGCGCTCGCGTCCGTGAGCTTTGGCAGGAAGGCTTCATCAACAGGACCGACCGGACTCGGATGACGCGCTCAGGTCGGCAAGCTCGCGTGTACACTGCTCGCAAGGCACGAAAGAAGAGTCCGCCGATCGAAAGACGTTGTGAGCACTGCGGACAAGTCATAGTCAAGAGGTAGCTGGTCGTGTTACTAGAACAACGAGGATCAAGAGTAGAAGAGGATGACCAACCGAGACGATGAGATCAGACGGATGCGAGCGAGACATTCGTTCGCGGCGATCGCCAAGCTCGCGGTCGCGGCAGCCGCAAGCAAGGGTCGACTCGTCAGCGAGGCTTGGGCGACTCGCGACGCCTCGTTCCGCAAGAAATGTGATCACGAGTTCGAGCCAATCGGCGACACCGGTCGGTGGGAGCAGTGCGTGATCTGTGCTCGCTGTCGCAGGGTCGGAAGCACGAAGGTGCTCGGCGTGACCGACGTGTTGAAGTGTTGCGAGTGCGGCGACGTCCACAAGGGCATCAGTCGCTTGAATCGAAACGGTTCCCATTCAGAGTGTCCGAAGTGCGGACACGGAGTCTACGCCTGGCCATGAAAGAACACGATCCACAGACCGTCGGACCGAATGTCTACCGTCACTACAAAGGTGGTCTCTACCGCGTGCTCGACGACAACGTGATGTGCTCAACGAACGGCCTGGACGACGGTAAGCGTATGGTGCTCTACGTGTCGATGACGAACGGTCGAGTCTTCACGCGCACCCATGAGCAGTTCTTCGAGCTGATCACCGATGGGACCTTGACCAAGGAAGCCCAACCACGTTTGTTCCGGCGTTTCGCGTGGGTGCCGAAAGGAGTAAAGCTGTGAAGAAGAAACCGAAGACGTTCGCCGCACAACGCGAGAACGACGCTGAGAACCCCGCGTGGGCTGGCGAGCGGAAACGGAAACCGAAGGGTCCGAAGTTGAAGCTTCGCACCGAGGCGGAGTACCAGGAGCTTCGCTCGATGACCGTCGAGCTGGCGAACTGCGCGGTGCTCGTGCTCCAGACGCGTGGCAAGCTCGGCGTCGGCTCCGGCATGATCTTCAACGGCAAGACGAAGAAGCTCGTGCACTGGACCACGCGGTTCTTCGACGCGCTCGACGCGGTCGGCATCAGCTACGACCGCGACGTCTACCTCAACATGGAAAAGAAGAAGCCATGCTTATCGGGTTGACGCCACAATGAACCATGGCTAGTATGGGTAACATGAGCCGATTTGACCTCGTTGAGATGTGTGCAGGAACGGCGGCTGTCGCACTCGCGGCAATCGCCGGGCCATGCTTCCCGGCCTCGCGTCGTGGAAGCAAACAGGGTTGGACCATGCCCATCCTGGAGGCGCTGGGAGTTGCTGTACCCGT